ACCCCTCGTTACTCTCGTAACTATCCACTATAAGCCAAAGTTTTTATGAACCAAAAGAAACAGTACCACCACTGTTAGTTACTATTGTTCCAACAAATTCTCTTACTATTTGAGCTTGTTTTCCAGCAAAAGTTACTGTGTAACCATTTTGACCTTGTAATTCACCCTCTAATACTTCGTTAGCTATTGCATCAACTGATGCGTCTTTACCCATAATCTCATCAAATCCTAAAACAAAAGCTTTATTATCTGCTGTTTCTTTGTTATAAGTTTCAAAGATTACTACTAAACCACAAGACTCAACATACTCGTTAATTCCAAAAGCTTTAGTTTTTTCCATTTTAGGACAAAACACCTCTAAAGTAGTTTCGTATGCTATAGAACCGTTCTCTCTTGATCCCTCACTAGAATAAGATTTACCCTCTAATTCTCCCTCAATTTCGTAAAATTTATCGTCTGTGCTAGATAAAGTAACCGCTGTGTAAGCGTATTCTCCAGCAACCGTAGAAGCTGTAAAGCTAGTTATGTCATCTTTATTAATAACATAAACGGACTTTATACCACCTCTTCTATTCTCATCAGCACAAGCTAATAGAATATCTGTTGTAATTTCTGCCATTTTTTTTAAATATTATAAGTTAAAAAATACCCCCCACTAAGGAGGGGCTTTTATTTCTTAGAAGTAGAAAGAGATTAATTCTCCAAAAACAAACTGAGTACCCATTTTGTACTTAGCAATAATTTTTAGTAATTCATCATCATCGTCATTACTTCTGAATTTCAATTGTGCAGATGGGTCGTTAACATCAGTACCTAATACTAAGTTATCGTTAACAGTATAAACCATCATGTTAGCTCCAATATCAGCACCTAAACCACCTGAGTTAGGGTTAGCAGCATCAGCTAGTTGAGTATCCCATCCAGTAATTTCTACAACTGGAATACCTCTAAAAGTCAAAGCTTGACCCTCTTTTAACATAGATAATCCTAAAGCATTTCCTGTACCTAACTGCTCAAAAGTAGTCATTAAGTTATCTACGATTGTAGCAGTAACTCTAAAAGACTTAGAAGCGTTTGGCATTTGTCTTAATACTTTAGACTGGTTCTCATATGCAGACTTTAAAAGCTCATAAGCTCCATCAGCAACTAAAACACCGTCAGTACCTTCTACGTTAGCGATTGCAGTCATCTCAACATACTGACCTAATTGAGCTGAATCTGTTACAAAGTGCTGAACAAGTCCATCAAATTGGTTATAATCAGCAGATGCAGCAGAAGATGCAGCAAACCAAGCTAAACGACCATTGTCATCAGCAATACCCTCAGCAACTCTCTTTCTAGCGATTTCACCAACTACAGTAGGTAGTAAGTCATCAATAGCAGTACCAGCACCGTAAAACTCTTCATAGATAGTACCGTAAAATGCATCTCCACACTCCTCAAGGTTTACCTTTAATTTAGATACTTCTAAAGTTCTATCAGATACATCAGTAACACCACCAGTAGCAGAAAAACCACAAGTAGAGTACGATCGTACAATCTTAGTTAAAGTTGAGTTAAGGTACATGTTAGCCTTAACTTTAATGTTTGGAATTACTCTAATTCCTTGTAAATCATCCGATCCCTCTTGTGGAGCGAATAAGATTTCTGTAAATTCCTTTCCGCTATACGTACTAGAAATTGATTGTGTAATAAAATTTGCCATTCTTTTTTAAATAATTTAGTTTCTAGTGCATTGATTTTAACACGTTGATGATAGCACTACCCAACTCATCTACGATAACTTCTTTCTTAATTTCCTCAGTAACATCAGCTTTAGCCTCTGATACATCTCTGCTAGCTTTAGCTTTCTCTACTTCTTTCTTAGCTAACTCTACCTCATCGGCTTTAGCTAAAACCTCAGCTTTCTCAGCTTCTAACTTTGATTCTAGTTCTAACTTTTCAGCTTTAACTAATTCTAACTCTTCTGATAATTCAGCTTTAATACTAGCCGATAATTCAGCCTTTAAAGCGTCAATATCAAGAGCGTCTTTTGGCTCTTCAATCTCTTTAGATACTTCTTTAGCACCCTCGTTTGAGATTAGAGCTTTTAACTTGTCTAAAATAGACTCATTTTTCTCTGACATATTCACGTTATTTAATTGATTTACATAATTGGATGGAGTGTTTTTATACCCCATTTTAGCCAAGTCTTTAGCACTTGCAAAAGCTGCTATTTTCTTACCCTCTTTAACTTCGCTAACAAAACCTAATTCCAAAGCCTCCTCTGAAAATATCCAAGTTTCTTCACTCATCATCTTTTGAACTTTCTCTAAATCTAAACCAGTCGCATTAGAATAAATCTTAGCAATCTTTAAATTTAAAGAGTCCATTAACTTAGCATCTTTCTCTAGTTCCTCCTGGTAATCTCTAATCTCGTCACTATTCATACCTTGCATACTTATTACAGGCATCCATGCGTTATGAATCATTATTACACTGTTTTCTGTCATTGTTGGCAAAGTATCACCAGCAAGAGCTAAAACAGATGCAGCAGATGCCGCAACACCTACTATTTTAACATTTACATTTAGATTAGATGTTTTTAGATAGTCATAAATTGCGAAAGCTTCAAATACAGAACCACCACCGCTATTTATAGTTAACTCAATGTTTTTTGATCCATTGCTTTGTACCTCCTCTATGAAGTCTTTAGCATTAACACCAAACGAGCCTATCTCCTCATCAATAGAGATTGAAAGATTATTAATAGAATTTCTTACGTTATACCATTTCATCTATGCAATGATTACAATAATCTGTTTAACATAATGTTTATATTATGGACAAAAAAAAGGGTAACCGTTAAGCTACCCCAATTAAACTACCTCCTTAAAATAGTTATCTATCTCTTATTATTCTCCTGATATGGTTTACTGATAAATCATACTTTACAGATAGGTTGTAATATATATCCATATTCTTAGCTAATGGATTTTTATACATAGTATCAAAGTCATTGATCACCGCTATATCTCTAATAGCTGTTTCATTAATTAAACCCTTATCTAGTAGTATTGTAATTGCGTGTCTACTGTCTAAAGCCTTATCTATTACAGAGTATAAAGTATGTGTTAATACATCTCCCAACTCCTTAATCTCTGACTCCAATAACCTATAACTCTTTTTTTGCATTTTCCACATCTACCATCAAATTTTGGATCAATATTATCTTTAAACATTTGAAATAAATAATCTAAGCTTATTGAATCAGGTCGCATCTTACCTAGCACCTTTTTAATAGCTTCTTTTATATTATCTCTTTGTTCTTGTGTTATGTTATTTAAATTCTCGTTTACGTCAAAGTCTACCATAATTCTTTAGGGCATTTCTCATCCTCCCATATTATTTTATCATTAATAGCACATTTACAGATACCGCATTGAGGTATATTCTTTTTTTTAAATATAAGTAAAAATGTAAAGTCTTTTCTGTATTTAGAACATGACTGACAAGTATCTAATCTTTGTTTTTTTGATTTGCTATCTAGTATTTCACTAGTGTAGTTTTTAGCTTTGCCAAATAGTTTAGTTAATAACATAAAACAAATATAACCATTTATAAAATAAATAGACTATATTAGCAACACTTTTGCGAGTAGTAGTGTTTAGTGAGTAGGTTATAGGAGGGTTTAAAACACCCTCCTTTTTTATTTACCCAAATGTAGCCTCGCTTTGTATATTATTAACTCTATTAGCTTGTATAGTTGTTTCTGTTGCTACGTTTACAACTGGAATAGATCCAATGCTATTAACTACTGCTTTTGATATTCTATTCTCCATATCTGTTAAGTCTAAACCACTTCCACCACTAGAAAAACCACCATTAGCAAAACCAGCACTTAAATACGGTTGTGGTCTATTGTTTCTCATTGATTCTAAAGCACCAACTAATCTACTACCACCGTTAGACTCTAATACGTTTTTAGGTACAACATACTCACCCTCGTGTACTACACCAGCTTGTTTAAACCCTGTAGCATCAGGAGTACCAACTCCTCCTCCAGTATATCCACCCTCTGCAAATGACTCAGGAAATTTTTGCTTACTAATACTAGCCACTTGTGCTCCTGTTTGAGCGATAAGAAGCCCAGCTGTACCAAAACCTAACAAACCACTTTGAGCGAAAGCTTTACTAACTGCTAAAACTCCATTAATAATAGTTTGAGCTATATCTGCTTTTTTCTGAGCATTAAAAGCTTTCTTTTCTATTTTATATTTAGCTAAAGCGTATTCCTCTTCTGATATTAAACC